CCCGAATCGGAACAGCCAGGCGCCAACGACCTGATCAACCCCATGACACAGAAGGGAAAGAGCGATGAGCCTCCGGCAGCTGCCTGAAATCCGTGCCGAGCGACGGCTCGGCGCCGCCCAGTTCGATATGCGACCCGACGCGCTGGAACGCTGGGAGCCGGAAGTGCGTGCTGCCGGCAACGACGCAAACAGCATCTCTATCTACGATTCGATCGGCGAGAACTGGGAGGGCACGGGCGTTACCGCCAAACGGATCAGCGCCGCCCTTCGTGCGATCGGCAGCAAGGACGTGGTGGTAAACATCAACTCCCCCGGCGGTGACTTCTTCGAGGGCGTGGCGATCTACAACCTGCTGCGCGAGCACCAGGGACGCGTGACAGTGCAAGTGATGGGGCTGGCAGCGTCAGCCGCAACGGTTATCGCCATGGCCGGCGATGAGATCCTGATGGGCGACGGGGCGTTCCTGATGATCCACAACGCCTGGGCGGTGGCCATAGGCAATCGGCACGACATGGCCGATGCAGCAAAGCTGTTGGAGCCGTTCGACGCGGCCATGGCCAAGGTCTACGCCGCCCGGTCGGGTGTCACCGAGGCGGAGGCGGCCCGGATGATGGACGAGGAGACGTGGATCGGCGCCGGCCAGGCTGTCGAGGACGGCTTTGCCGATGGGCTGCTCGACGGGGCCGCCGCCACCAAGGATGCCAAGCAGGCGTCGGGCGGGCGCAAGGCACTCGCCATGGTGGAAGCAGCAATGGCCAAGGCTGGCCACTCCCGCTCCATGCGGCGCGACACCCTCAAAGCGCTGTTCAACGGCAAGCCGAGCGCTGCCGACCCCGCCATGCCGAGCGCTGGCGGAAACGAAACCACGGCCCTGTTGCAGGGCCTTCTCGACAACATCAAAGCCTAAGAGGCCAACAAATGACCAAGATGACCCACGGCCGCGTTCCACGTGGCCTCGTTTCCGTGCGCGCCGATGGTGGCAGCCAGCCCGACGTGAAGGCGCTGGTGGAGAGCCTGAATAAGGCATTTGCCGACTTCAAAGCCGAGCACAACAAGCAGCTGGACGAAATCAAGAAGGGCAACGCCGATGCGCTGCAGGCCCTGAAGGTCGACAACATCAACGCCGATATCACCCGTCTGCAGGCTGCGGTCGACCAGGCCAACACCCAGATGGCAGCGTTCCAGATGGGCGGCGGCGGCGCCGGCAGCGACGTGGCCGACGCCGAATACACCGATTCGTTCCGTGCTCACTTCCGCAAGGGTGAAGTACAGGCGGCTCTGAACAAGGGCGCGGCCGATGAGGGCGGCTACCTGGCACCGGTGGAATGGGATCGTTCGATCACCGATCGCCTGGTCATCGTTTCGGACATGCGACAGCTGGCCAACGTGCAGCCCTGTTCGGGTGCCGGCCTGACCAAGCTCTACAACACGGGCGGCACGTCCTCGGGCTGGGTTGGCGAAGAAGACCCGCGACCGGAGACCGCGACCGCCAAGCTGCGGCCGCTCAGCTTCGGCTGGGGCGAGATCTACGCCAATCCGGCCGCCACCCAGCAGCTGCTGGACGATGCCGAGATCGACCTGGAGGCATGGCTGGCCGGCGAGGTCGAGCTGGAGTTCGCCAGGCAGGAAGGTGATGCGTTCTTCTCCGGCAATGGCGTCAACAAGCCGTTCGGCATCCTGACCTACGTGGAAGGTGGCGCCAACGCCGCCAAGCACCCGTTCGGCCCCATCAAGGCCGTGAACAGCGGTGTTGCAGCCGGCATCAATGGCGACAGCATCCTGGACCTGGTCTACGACCTGCCGTCAGCCTTCACCGCTGGCGCCAAGTTCGCCATGAACCGCAAGACCCAAGGCGTGGTGCGGAAGCTGAAGGACGCGCAGGGCAACTACCTGTGGCAGCCGTCGCTGGTGGCCGGTCAGCCGTCCACCCTGGCCGGCTTCGCTGTGCAGGACGTGGCGGCGACGCCGGACGTGGCGGCAAACGCGATCGCTGCGTTGTTCGGTGACTTCAAGCAGACCTACACCGTGTATGACCGCAAGGGCGTGCGGGTGCTGCGCGACCCCTACACCAACAAACCCTACGTGATGTTCTACACCACCAAGCGCGTGGGCGGCGGTGTGCACAACCCGGAGCCGATGCGCGCCCTCAAGATCGCGGCTTCGGCCTGATCACCCACCTGTCGGGCGGCTTCGCGCCGCCCGGCTTCAATCCTGTGTTCGAGGAGCCGCAATGGCAAAGTTCATCAAGCCCTTCCGTGGGGTTCCGGAAGGACAGATTTATCCCATCCAGTTTGCCGCCGGCGATGATTGCCCGCCCGAGCTGGAGGCCGGCGCACTGTCGGTGGGCGCGCTTAGCCTGATCGCTCACCCCCCGCCGCCGCTGACGCTGTTGGGCTCAAGCCTGCAGCCTTCGCGGTTTGAGTTCGCCGATGGAAGCGAACTGTCGCTTGGCGATGTGGTCAGCAAGGCGCATGCGGCCTCGGGCCTGTCTGTCGAAGCCTGGAATGAGCTGAGCGAGAACGACCGCGAGGTGGTGATCGTTGAGACGGTGCAGGGTCTGATTGCCGATACCACCGATACCGCCGATACCGCCGACAAGCAGAATGGAGCCGGCGACAAGGTGGCCCTGATCGGCCAACTGGAGGCGGCGGGTATCCCGTTCGACAAGCGCTGGGGTCCGGAGAAGCTTGCCGCAGCACTGGCTGAAGGGAAGAAGGACTGACATGCCCATCGTCTCGATCGCACAGGCCCGCTCGCATGTGCGAGTCGAGGCCGACTACCCCGAAGAGCAGTTGCAGGCTGCGGTTTCCGGTGCTGTGGACGCAGCGCAGGCATATCTCAATCGTAGGATCTACGAGAGCTCGGGCACGCTGGCTCAGGCGCGAGCCGGCTACCCAGCGGCGGTAAGGGCAGCGGCAGTAGTGCGTGACCAGGCGCTGGCTGACGCAGTGTTCATCGAGAACCGAGAGGAGCGCACCGCTGCGATCCGTCTTGCTAACGTTGCTTTCGGCGAGGCCACGGCAGAGGCGGAGGCCTGCATCCACGGCGTGGTCGTGAATCCCAGCATCGTCACGGCCGTACTGCTGACAATTGGTCATCTCTACGCGAACCGCTCCGACGTGGTTGTGGGCGCCCAAGCGGTAGAGCTTCCCAACGGCGCCAAGAGCTTCCTGCGCCCATATCGAAGGGTGATGATGCCATGACGCTTCAGGACGGCGATCTGCAGAGTCGCATCCGCTTCGAGCGGAAGTCCATTGCACGCGATCCGCTCGGCGGCCAAGAAAAGCCGGTATGGGCTGAGGTCGTGTCCGTGTGGGCCAAGGCTACCAACAACCTGGCAGCCACCACAGAGGCGGTGGCCGCCGGCGCCGACCGATACCGTGAGCAAGTGCGGTTCGACATCCGCCCGCGTGAAATTGATCCTCAATGGCGGATCGTGTTCCGTGGCCGCGCCTTCGATATCAAGAGCATCGCGCCCAGTAACGACCGTAGCGAGATGGCGATCATCGCCATAGCGGGGCTGAGCAATGGCTGAGCAGGTATCAATTCATGGCTTGGCCAGCTTGCTGCGATCGCTGCGGGAGGCGCCCAGGGCCGTTCAGGCAAGTGCGGTCCGAGCCGGTATGCGCAAGGGTGGCAATGTCATCCGCGACGATGCGAGGCGCCGTGCGCCAAAGGCGTCGGGGTTCCTGGCCAGCCAGATCATCACGCGCCGAGCCAACGCGCAAAACAGGTCCCGCGCAGGCGTCGGCAAGGACGGGGAGTACTTCACCGTTGGGGTGAAGTCCGGCCGCCGGCGCAAGTACGCCAACACCAAGCGCAACAAGCAACGTGGCCGAGCGGGGAAGTCCTACGTCGACCGCGGCTGGGCCTACTACTGGCGGTTCCTCGAGTTCGGCACGAAGAAGCAGCGGGCGTCGCCGTTCCTGACGCCGGCCGGCGAAGCCAAGGGTCCCGAGGCGGCGCAGGTGATCATCGATGAAACCCGGGCCGCGCTCGACAAGCAGCTGAGGAAGGAGGGCTGGAGATGATGGTTCCCCTGATCCAATCGCTGCTGGAAGACGATGCGACCGTCCAGCAGGTGCTCGGCGACCCCGCACGTCTGTTTCTGGGCAGCGCGCCCCAGGAAACGCCGCTCCCGTACGCGACGTGGGAAGTAGTCAACGGCTCGCCTACCGCGATGCTGTCTGAGCCGCCGCCGGCGGACGGCTGGCGGGTCCGCTTGACCGTGTGGGGCGAGAGCCTCAGCCAGGCCAACGGCGTTGCCGTCGCCATCCGAGATGTGATCGAGCGCGTGGGCAGCATCGAGTCGCACAACCCCACGCCCGACAGCGACGACACGGACGCAATTGGCATTTCATTCGACGCGCGGCTGCTGCAGCTGCGCTGATCCACACAACGGCAATCCACCGGCCCCGCAACGGGCTTTTTTCATGCCCGGCGACGGGCACAACGCAAGGAAACCCCTATGGGAAAGGTACTCAAGTCGAAGCACACCCAGCTGTTCATCGCCATCGGCGCGGCGGAGGTCATCAAGGTGACCCGTGTCCGTTCGGTCGGCTTCCCTGATGGCCAGGCGTCGGAAATCGATATCTCGGACTTCGATGACGACTGGGATCAGTTCGTCGCGGGCCGCAAGGCGACCGGCAGCACGAGCATCGAGGTGATCTATGACTCCGTCGATTCCGAGGCGCTGGAGGAACTGCATCGCACTGGCGCGGTGGTCAACTTCCTGGTCACTGCGCCGGCCAGCGAAACGGCGGGCGCGGCCAAGCCGGTGGCGGTCGATGGTGTCATCACCCCGCCGACGACGGTTGTGTCGAAGCAGTTCAACGGCTTCGTGCAGAACTTCGCGGTGACGGTGGCCGACAACGATGTGTGGAAGGCCACGATGACCATCCGTGGCTCCGGCGCAGTCGAAACGCACCGCCCGACGCCCTGACGGCAACAACGGCGCTGTCTCTTTCGGCCCACTTCGGTGGGCCTTCTCTTTGGCAGGGCGCGCGGATCCTCCGCGTGTTAGCCGTGCGCGGCCCGCGCGCCCTGTCGCCATTCAAGGAAACGGCCAATGAGCAAGACCAACGACACTCCCGAAACCCAGCCGCAGCAGTCCGTTAGCATCCTGCAGTCGTTCACCAGCCTGGGCATGTTCGCTTCGAAGGATGTGCACGCCGACATGATCACCCTGCCCAATGGCGACAAGGCGCAGTTCCACGTGCGCGAGCTGCCGGATGTGGAGTTCCGCAAGCTGTGGAGTGAAGGCGACCGCGCCAAGCTGATCGCGGCATCCATCTGCGATGAGGATGGCAAGCCTGTGATGAACGTGACGCAGGCCGCCCAGCTGAAACCGCTGGTGGCGGCAGAGCTGCAACGCGTGGCCATGAAGCACTCTGGCTTCGGCGAAGAGGCCGCGCAGGCCCAGGCCGACGCGGGAAACGACTAAGGCAGCGTGGCGAGGACTGGTTCTGGAAGGTCCTCGCCGGCCACCTGCACCGGCCGGTGTCGGAGCTGCAGGCGACCATGTCGCGCCGCGAGTTTCTGGAATGGTGGGAGTTCCACAAGCGCAATCCCATCGACCCGGTCAGCCTGCACCTGAAGCCCGCTGCCTTCGTCGCATACATCACCGCTGCACACAGCCAGGGCGGCACCAAGCGTGGCATGCAGCACTATCTGGACGCCCTTGTGCCCCGGTCCGACGAGGACGAGGCAGAGGACTGGTTTGATTCTCTTGGATGACCCATGGCCGACACCTTCGGGCGCTTCGCTGCGCTCCCCATTGGACCGTTGCTCGCTGCCCGAGATGGGGGGCTCACTCTCGCAACGACTGCCGCGGCCGATCTCAACCGGTGCGCGCGATCGGACTTCGCCGTGATCACCGGCGTGGTGGGTGTTGAGTTCGCCCTGTGGGGTGACGACGACCTTTCCGCCGTGGTCGGGTTCGTGACGCCGGCGGCGCCACTCAACCAAGCACCGGGCGCAAACGGGGAGGGGATCGGCTGGGAGCTGGCAACCGGCCGGCTGATACAAGGCATCGGCGCCATCGCCACGGGCCTCCCGTTGGTCCAGCACGGCGATATCGTCGGGATGCGGGTGTCCTTCGGGAGCCCGTCCCGGCTGCACCTCTATCTCAACGGCTCGCTGGTCCACCAGCGCGACCTGCTGCTGGCCAGCCCGCTGCACTTTGCTGCATCCCTGGCCGCAACCAAGGCCGGCGGCCTGTGCCTGGCCGTGAACGCTGGACAGTGGGGCGCGCGGAGCGATGCCGCGATCGCCGGGTGGCGGCTGGAGCAGGCCAAGGCCGCATCGATGCGGCTGGCTGATGCCGACTGGCTCTCCGCACCAGGCGATAGCCCGGCAAATGCCCGCTATGAAGGGTTGGTCGCCGAGGGCGTGAACCTGGTGCAGGAGTTGAGTTTCTGGCCGTGGGGCGGTGACCCCGTCTCGCAAACGGCAGCGGCTGAGTGCGTGGTGGCAGATGCCGAGGGCATGCTTGATGGTCTCGCGCTCTCGGGCGGCTCCGGTGCCTCGGTCCAGATCCTGCTGGTTGATGAGACCGCCATGCTCGCCGACGCGGCGCCGGTGTTCCGTTGCGCGATCGATCAGATCGAGATCAACGACGACGGCAGCAAGACCCTCCATCTGCGGGACGCGCACGACTATCTGGCCCAGCCCATCAACCGCGGCGTCTTCCTGCCCAATGTCGCGTCACTGGCATGGAAGCCGCAACCGGTCGTGATCGGTGCCGTGGCGAGCGTGCCGGCCGCTGGTGGCAACTCGGATGCCACCTCCATGTTCCTGGCCGATGGCCCGGTCTATGTCGACGCGGTAATGGATCGCGGCGACCTGATGGAGCCAGAGACGTTTGAAGTTGCGCCGGATCACCAGCAGCTGCTGATGAAGTCTCCGCCGGTGACGCCTGTCGTGGTGGACCTGTCCAGCGTGGGTGCCGGTATGGCGCCAGCAACGCTGTCTGTGGCCGTCGCCGAGATCATGGGGCGCCTGGGCATGGGGGCGTGGTCGGCAGCGGACTGTGCGGCCGTGGATGCGGCCTCGGGTTACGCCGGGGTCGGCTACTACGCAGGAACCTCGATCACGGGCCGCGACGCGCTCAACGCGATCCTGCCCAGCTATGGGACCGGGTGCTACCAGGACGCGACCGGGGTGCTGCGATTCGTCCGGGTGGTGGCGCCGGAGAGCTACGAGGGTGTGCCGGCGTTCGAGCTGACCGACGACGATATGGCCAGCGACCTGGTGGGCGTGCCTGATGAAGCGCCCAACCTCACCCGACGCATGGCCTACAGGCCGAATGCCCAAGCCTTGGGCGCGTCGGACCTGGTCACCGACGTGGTCGACGTTCCGCAGGCGCGGCGTGACGAACTGACCGCCTTGTATCGCGGCCAGGTGTTCGCGGCTGGGCCGTTGGACGCCCACTACCGCCGAGCCGAGGCAGCAGATCCGGTGATCTCGCTGTTCTGGCGGGCCGCCGATGCTCAGGCCGAAATCGACCGGGTGGTGGCCATCTATCAGCGGCAGCGCTTCTTCTACCAGGTCACCGTCCGCGGTGATCAGCAGCTTGCGCCGCTGCCGGGGCAGATTGGCCGGTTGTACTACAGCCGGTACGGCCTGGCCGACGGCAAGCCGGTGCTGGTGCGCCGAGTTGAGAGAAACCCAGCCACGGGTGATGTGGTGCTGACCTTGTGGGGGTGAGAGGGTGCTTATCGGATATGGAATGCCCGCCGCGGTGACCGTGGCGCTGGCCGGTGGAACATGGCTCAGCAGCGATCAAGGGGCCGCGCTGTTCGACGGCAAGCCCGGACGCGCAAGCCGGGTCCGCCGGACAGGCGCGTTGTCCGTCACGGTTACGCTCGCCCAGGCTGTCGTGCCGGGGATCGTGGCGGTGCTGGGCCTCAACGTCCCAGCGGGCGCGGCGGTGCGCGCCGCCGGCGCCGCTGGCACGACCACGCGGCTACCTGACGGAAGCGTGTGCGCATGGCTCTTCCCGCAGGGTTCTGTGCCTGTCACAACGGTGTCCGTGGAAATCGACACCACCGTGACCAACGTCGATATCGGCGAGATCGCCATCTTCCAAGCCGTGGACGTTGGTATCAGCGACGGCTGGGGAGTTGCCACGATCGACACCAGCGCTCACACCAGGACGAAGGGCGGGCAGGTCAATACCGTGCCTGGAGCGCTGTACCGCAGGCTAACCTGCAACCTTTCCGGCCGGGCTACGGACGTTGTTCGCGGGGGAGGCTTGAACGGAACGGACTGGGAGACGATCGGCGCGGCGCTGGCTGGCCGTCGCCGCTCCTGCGTTGTCCCGCAATACCGGGATATGGCGACCAAGGCATTCGATCCGCTGCTGGCGGCCCGGTCAGCGCTCTACGGCTACCCCACGCAGCTGCCGACTGCCGAAAACATCAGCCGGCAATACTTCTCGGGGTACATGGAGTTTGAAGAGGTGCCGGCATAGCGGTTTGTTGGGGCGCAGGGCGAGGTGCGAGAATCCGGGGCGAACACTGATGCGAGGATCGCAATGAGAAGCCCAACGCGCTTGGCCACCGCCGCCATCATCCTGGCGATCGGGGCGCTGCTTTCTTCCTGTACTGGCGTATCCCCTGAGCAAAGCTCGCTCCGTAATGCGAGCAAGAACTGCCAACAGTGGATCAAGGAGTCGGCAAAGAACCCTTCCTCGGCGAAGATCCCCGAGCCCAGGGCTGTGCGGCGTGCCGGGGATCAAATTGTCGTTCAGTGGGATCATGGCGATGGAATGACCCTGATGAACGGATTCGGTGCAAACGTTGACTCCACTGCACGATGCGTCATGTCGTTGGACGGGAATTTCCTCAAGGAATTGTTGATCAACGACGAAGTCATCCGAAGATCTCCCGCTAACTGATCGTTAGCAATGAGGAGCCACCCATCTGGGTGGCTTTTTTCTATGTCGGCTCGCGTAGTGCGGGCCTTTTTTGTGGACGATGGCATGAGCCTTTACACCCTGACGGTAGACCTGTTGCTGAAGTCTGGCTCCTTCGAGCGAGATAGTGGGAAGGCCGCGCGTGTGGTCAAGCGCGACATGGATACCATTCAGTCGTCCATGTCGAATGCTGCGCGGCGCGGTGCGGATGAGGTATCTGCAGGTTTCCGCCGTGTTGCATTCGAAGCCGTCGGAATGACCTCGGCCTTGGCGGCAGTGAGAGCTGTTATCGGGAAGGCCGATGAATGGACAAACCTGAACAACCGACTTCGCCTGGTCACGAAGGACCAAGCAGCATTCGTCGCAGCTCAGCAAGACGTACTGCAGATCGCCAAGGCGACCCGGCAGCCCCTCGGGGCGACGGCCGAGCTGTATCAGCGAATCGCCATGAATCAGGAGGCCCTTGGTCTGTCTGGCGTTGGACTGGCGCGGGTGGTTGAGACCATCAGCAAGACGCTGGTGATCAGCGGGAGCAGTGCCGCTGCCGCTGAGGGCGCACTCATTCAGCTGGGTCAAGCGTTCGCGTCCGGCGCATTGCGAGGCGAGGAACTGAATTCAGTACTGGAAGGTGCACCCGCGCTGGCGCAAGAAATTGCCAAGGGGCTCAACGTTCCGATGGGCAAGCTGCGCGAGCTTGGCCAGGCTGGGAAGCTGACGGCAGACCAGGTCATTACGGCACTCCAGCGACAGGCGGGCGCTGTCGATGAAGCGTTCGGAAAGATGGACGCGACAGTGGGGCAGTCGCTGACGCTGCTTAACACCAACCTGTCCGAGATGATCGGCCGCGCAGATGACGCAACTGGCGCGTCCCAAGCCCTCGCTGCAGGGATTGGCATTCTTGGGAACAATCTCCAGACGGTAGCCGTTGCTTCCGCCGCGCTTGCATCCGGCCCCTTGGTGAAGGCTCTCCTCGCGCGAGTCGCGGCCGCCAACGCGGCCATGACCGCAGACAGGGCAGCGGCTGCTCAGAACCTGGCCGCCGCGCAGCAGCTTGAACTGCGCGCACGTGCGGCGATGCTTGACGCGCAGGCCGAAGTCCGCCGAATGGAAGTGATCGGCGGCAGCGTATCTGTCAGCTCCAAGGCTGCTGCCGCGACGCTTGAGCATCGGCAGGCGACCCTGTTGCTTGCTCAGGCACAGACCCAGTCGGTAGCCGCAAGCGCAAGCTGGGCCGCGAGGGCGGGGGCGTCCACGTTGGCGATGCTGGGCGGCCCTGCCGGCATTGTCACAATGCTGGCAACCGCTGCGGCTGGCTGGCTGCTCTTCCGCGACACCACGAACACCGCCGCTGCAGCTCTGATCGACTTCGGTGGCGCTGCCGACACTGCCATCGAGAAGTTCCGGGAGCTGAACCGACAGCAGCAGGCCGGCGAGATCCTGCGCCTGCAGAAGGAGATCGACGCCAACTATCGGACCATCACCGATTCGATGACGGAGATGGTGGCCGCAGCCACCAACTTTTCCACCGTCGCGCAAGCCTCGGACTTCATCAAGGAAACGGAGCGGCTGGATGCTGCGTTCAAGACTGGCAAGATCTCCGCCGACGACTTCGCCAGCGGGCTGGATGCCGCCTGGAAGGCAATGATCGATGGCTCGCCAGCCGCCGCCGCAGTGGCAAAGAGCCTGACTGAAGAAACCGCAGCCGCGGCCACTGCTGGCCGGGAGGTTGATCGCAAGCGGGCAATCTTGGATGCGTTCACCGGGAGCAGCACCCAGGCCAAGAGCGCGACCGACGCGCTGTCGGGATCGTTCAATGTCCTGGGGGACTCGGCAGGGGCGGCAGGCAAGCGCATTGCATCGGCCATGCAGTCGCTGCCCGGACAGCTCGCGCGTGTCGGCAAGAGCGCCGGCGAGGTGGCGAAGCTGGATGTAGCCGACTGGTTCAAGGAAGCCCAGGCCGGGGGCGTCGACTTCTCCAAGCGGGATGACCCGAAGGTAAAGCAGTACATCGAACAGGGCGCGCAGT